AAAGTTTCTATTTACGGTCAAATCTAAGTTTACATCGTTCGCAAATGGATCTCCTTCAACTGTTAAATACAAACCAGTTGAAAAGTCCTCGTATGATGCTGGTAAAGTTGCATTTATTATCCTATATTCAACACCATTGTAATATAATACGTAACTAGTGTAAGTTTTTGAAAAATTTCTAAGTGGACTTAAATTTACGTCATCGTTTTTAGTTGATCCAGATGTTGTATACTCAATTTGGTATGGGTTGCTTATATTCCTCAAATTGATTTTAAATTCAGCTGTATCTGTTGATGGTGTGTAGTTATATTCAGTTATGGTTGGCGTTGTTAAACCAATTACATTCATTTTAAGCCCTGCTGGGAATTGGTTTGTTATATCAATTATACTATTTTTAACCGTTTCCTTAAAAGGTGAGAATAGAACATAGTTTTTTAGTTTATCTTTATCAAATAAAACTGTAACTGTTAAATTATTTTCTATTTTCTGACTAACCTGTTCAATTGCTGATACAGCACTACTTTTAAACGGATTTTTTTGATTTATTTTTTCAGCTGTATATTCTTTACCACCAGAAATAATGGTATTTTTACCATTAGATGTTGTTTGTGTTTGTGCGGTTGATATTGAGAAGTTACCTAAAGTAAAAAATGGGTCACCGTTTACCTCACTATTAGCATTTGCAAATTGTAAACCAACCGCTTTATCAGCAATATTACCAAAACCAGATATAGCGTTGCTCACCCCTTGTGATTTTTTAAATCTTAAGGATTGTTCATAGGTCAAAAAACTAGAACATGGGACATATTTTGTTTCGCCATTTATATTGTATGTTCTATAACCATTACAACCCAAACTAGATGCCGCATCTAATGCAGCTTCAGGTGTATCATATAAATCCGCTATTAATGGTGTATTTGTGTAACTAAGATTAGCCATTTCCTATAATGTTATTTAATGCCTTTGTTGTGTCAATATTATTTCTTCTTGTTCTAACCTCATATAATTTTTTATCAGTTGCATCTTTGATTTCATATAGATCATACTGCTGGTATATATTACCATCAAAATCATATAGCGTATATATTCCATCTTCCATTGATTTGGTTTGATCGGAATACAATGCGATTGCAAGGCTTTCAGCATCGTAGTTAACTAATTCAACCTCAAAAACTTGTGGCGTGAAATTAGTGCTAGTCAATATTATATTTTGGCCCTTATAACCAATAAATGGTGTTGCTGTTGGTTTAAAACTAGGTGCTGCGTTAGGTGTCACCGTACAAAACAATAGAGTACCGACATTATTGTACGTATATTTTATCGTTTTAACTGAACTATTAGCTGTGTCAACCTGTACTGGTTCAACAATAAAAGATGATGTCACAATTCTATATAAATTTTGCACCTTACTACCGTTTTCATTTAAATATTCAACCCTAAAACCATCCAAACCGTTGTTTGTAAATTTAGATCTGAACTGGGCTGGTGCGTTATCAAGATTAAAAACTAAACCTTTAATGTCTGGGAAACTAGCTAACTCCGAACAATCTTCGATTGGTATTCTAATTTGTGCTGGTCTAATGTAGACCGTATAATACCCTTTGGCATTAAACACACTTTTCGGTAGTTGTAGGTTGTACATACCACCCATAACCTCAGTTTGATTAACTGGGTCATACACTGGTGCCATTACATCGACACCGTTTAATTTTGTAACTGTTTGAGTATCGACAGAATTTCTTGTTTTAGCATATAAAACAATTACTTCTATTTCTGATGGGTCGACATCCGCTGGTCTTTTAACGCCATATACACCTATAGCCATATTATTGATCTTTAAAATTGTATCCTCTTGTGTTTATTTTATAATAACCGAAACCAGTTTTTGTTAACTCATTAAGGTTATTAACATTTTTTAATTTTCTCATTGGTTCAAAGGCGTTTGTAACACCTCTATCAATAAATACTTCCGACAAAATTTTTGGTTCGTCAATAATATCAGAATAATAATTTAACGTTGGCGTTATCTTATCATCTATATTATTTCTCATGAACTTAAATATAGTAGTTCCGTCAAAATTATCAACATAAAATATAGGATTGGGTGTATCTAAATACAACACGTATTCCTTCCTAGTTTCGCTTTCAAGAATAATCATACCAACTATGTCAGTACCACTTATTGTTATTCTTTTACCAACCCTAATGTTTTCTGGTTTAGGGTATTCCCTTTCAATTAATTCTTTATATTTTATTTTGTTATCTTTTTCGAAAAATAATAGAGCCTGGTCTTTTGTAAAACTCAGATCTAATAGTGAAAACTTACTATCTGTTTTACCCTTAACAAAATATTTTGTTTCTTTTTCTTTAAAATGATCATTAACGTCATCTAATGATGCTATTAATTTAGTGTTTGTTTCATATTTTATTGCTGGCTTTGTTATATCAAGGTAGTTTTCCATATTATTTAAAGACTCCTCAATTTGTAAAACTTTGGGGTCGTTATAATATGGTGTTATTAAAGAACCTTTTGGGTCTATTAAACCTTCTAGAAATATGTTTAAAGCATACCCGTCAAACCCATCATTAATTTTTATTTCCTGATCCAGTATTTTAAACTAAAGTTTATTGGTATGTTTATTATTTCCTCTTTACCATCATTAGCCGACTCAAATGTGATTTTTAAATTACCTGTAAAAGCCAAAGTTTTTATTTGGTAGAAGGTTTTAGCTAAATTAGCACCGATGTAAAAATTTATTTGTGTTATAACTTGCTCACCTGGCTTAACCAGGCTATCCAAAACGCCTGCCGTTAAAATGAACATATCGGTTTTAGATTTTTTATCGAGTTTTAATTTATTAACAATTTCTTCGCTAGTATATTTTTTACTCGAATTACTTGTTTGTATTTGCCCACCATTTAATAGGCCGCTCGCAAATAATAATTGGTTATCAATATTATTCACAAAATCTTCCGATTGTTGGTCAGGATCTGGGGTTGAGTTCGGTAATGGGTTTTGTTTGTTTCTTTCTTTGAAATCCTCATAATGTGACTCAAAAACCGTTTTAGTGAAATCAAAATCGCTACCAGACTCACCGATTTTTGTTGGTATGAAAGCTAACTCAGTATACACTTCTGTTGACTTAGATTCTTGATTATAAATTTTATGATCTAGTGAGCCGTAGGAATCGATTATTACCTTATTAGCTTCCGTTCCCAATTTAATATTTTCAAAACTAATATCCTTTACATTATATGGGATTAAAGTGTTTTTATTTTCAATGATAACACCACCAATGTTTCTTTTTTGTGATGACACTAACGAATCGATAATAAGATTACTTGTTTTGGTCATTAATGATAAATTTTTTATGTTTAAATCATTACTAATATATGGCAGGTATCCAGTTAATGATCCAGCTATATCATAAAATGATACAAATTCACCATCTAGACAACCAGCATAATCGTCATATTCATAACAAACGTAAGTTGGTCCATATGAGTATTTTACAGAGACTTCCTCGTAATCTGGTAAATCTTTTATTGCCTCACTAACTAATGCGTGGGTTGTATCGTAAATTAAATTTTTAGTGATACTTGTTCTATCCAAAAATAGATCACCGTATTGTCTTGGGTTTGTTGGTATTTTTATGTCCGTTGGTTGGTCATTTAAAACAAAAAACTCAGACCAGTAATCATCGTAAGCAAATTCGTATAGATCAATATGTGTATCGCATAATATGTCAAAGCTATCAGCTGACTCGTTATAATCAAAAATCTCATAACTTCTATCTTCATAATTTAATTCATATTTAAGATATAAGTTTTTTTGATTAAATGTTTCAACATCCTGTAACCACTTTTTCCTTAAATTATTTTTAGCGGATGGTATGAACTGAATTTTTGTACCATTTAACGCATCCCAAAAGTAAAACTTAGCATAAAAATCAGATTTTATGTAGTTCTTTAGGAAAAATAAGGAATAACCATCAACCCCTTCAAATAGATTAAAAACAGGTCTTTTTTGTTCAACGCTACCGTTTTCAAGATCACCAGTTGTTTTTTCTCTAAACATATACCTGTCTGAGACGTATACTGGTATTGTCATTACCCTATTTTGACCATCTGTATTAAAATCGTCATATAACTCTATAATTATAAAAGAATTATATGTATAAGCTTTATTATTAAAGCCGTATTTGAGGTTAACCCAAGCATCGGAATTTTCCCAAAATGGGAACGTAAATGTGTTATAAAAATGTGGGTAACCCTCTTTTTTAGGGTATTTTTTTCTATTCTCAACTAAAGGGTCTATAACAACATACGGTTTATTTGCCGTGATTTGTTCTGGTGACTGTGATTTTTCAAAATCATATTTAGGTAATGGATTACCGTCCGAATCTTTGGTTTGAAACATTTCTGAACTCTTACTAATTTTTAAAGCTTTTACAATTCTAGAATTATAGTCAGAAAAAGATTCTTCTATGTAATTTTTTATTTGTGGTAACTCGTTATTTTTAATATATCTCAAAAAAAATAAGTCCAGCTCAATATTACTTGATGTTGGTTTGTATTCTACGTTCTCAAAATCAATAATACTGTTTATGTTTGCTAAAGATTCAACATTTATCATTTTAGAGAAAACAAAATCTCTATCTGAAGAACCATCTTCGGAGCTAAGGAATATATTTTTCCTTATCGTAACATCTTTTTTAAATGGCGTTTTTAACATTTATCGTCAGTATATTTTTTAAACGGTTCTTTATTTTCTATTACATCATTTTCATCACCAAATAAGTCGGTAATGATATCTCTAGTATAATTATCAACGTTATTTAATGAATCAATATTGGTTATGTCGTTAACACCAAAAGTATATTTTTTAGTTTTACCTTTTTCAGCTAGTACTGGGAAAACTAATCTTGTATATACATACCTAGACCCATTTAAAAACGGGAAGTCTAAAACATTACCATCATCATCAGAAATACCAAGATCAAGTACATCTCTCCATATATATTTATCAGATTTTCTACTGTAAACAGCGTATTTTGGTATGTACTGATTTGATACGGAATCTTCAATATAAGAGGACTTAGCTTTTATCTTGATCTCATGAAATGGTTCGTAATTAAACATAACAAAGTCTAGTATGAAATTATGATGAATTCCTGATATTTGTGTCTCAGTTAAATTTTCAGCTGAATACTCAAATATACCAATATCATATACGGTACCTATATCTGGTTTGTCCGATATTTCCGTATTAGATGTTTCAGATATTCTCATTATACCTTCGCCAGGATTTGTGTAACCAATTAAAGGTGAAAAATTAGATTCAACAGTGCTAATTTTTTTACTTAAAGTACCACCATTTTTAATTAAACCAACATATAACTCAGTAATTGGCTCGTTTTTATGATCCAACTGGGTACCTAAATCTAGGTTTTTATCAAAAAAGAAATTATATAGTTTTTGGTTAAACAAATTTGTTGAGAATCCGCAAGCATCAAAACCCTTAGATACGTCAACAACAACAGCTTGTTTAACGTAATATTCCATAACTTCGTTATCGATAACCTTCGATATACTGAATTTAGATTCAAATAAATCATAAGCTGGCGGTCTATCTGCTTTTAAAGCTGAGATGAGTAAATCTTGGTCATTCTTAACCTGTGTGTTTTTCATGACACCAGTAAATTCGTTTTTTTTCGTGTCTGGTTGAGATTGTAATAAACCATCTGCTTTTGTCACTAAATTAAATGACGCTTCTTTGGCCTCTTTAACATAAAAAAGATTTTTTGGTGAAATCTTTAAATCTATTGTTATCTTATTTTTATTTACACCTGTTACAAAATATAAACCAGCGGATATTTTTGAATCATATGAACTAATGTAGACTTGGTCACCGATATTTAAATTGTGTCCATAATTCATTAAAAAAGTTGCAAAGTATTCACCATCATTCTTAATATTAATTGGTGATGGGTATACTAATGTAGCTGGTAAGCCATATGTTAAATCTAATTTATATGTTGTGTTAACCCCTTTTGAATCTTTGTATGGTATACTATACTTCTTCTTACCTTTTGAACCCATAAAAGGGACTGGTTTACATAAAACAGTACTCCAGTTATCAGGGTTAAAGTTTATTGCCTTCTCATCAACATTTAATTTTTTACCTCTAAAATGAAAATTTCTACTTATTATCGGAGATATTGTTCCGTAAACTTTATATACATTATTTTCATTTTTTTCTTTTAAAAATTGCTCATCCTGTGATACATTAGTAAATAAGTTATACTCATTTCTAAGCGTAGCGGGTTGCTCAAGTATTATTCGAGTTTTTAGTGTTTGGTTAGTTGATCCACTAAACTTTTTTGAACCTAATATTTCTACGATATTACTCATTCTGTGTAAAATAATTTTTTTCTATAGTTTTTAATACATTGGCTTGGTCCCAGTAACCGAAGTAATAGAAATTACCTTTATATCTGTTTGATATTTCGGCATTAAACCCTGTTGGTTCCACATTCCCAGTATAAAACCCGTAAGAGGTATATACTTTATTATCAATTAGATCTTGCAGCTCATCAGTTATGTCATATATTGAAGTTTCCAGGACTGGGAATTTATTTTCTTTGTCTGTTGAAGAAATAAAAACTCCGTGTGTGTAATTTTTACTATATGCTTGTGTAAATCTTCTGTGTACACCAGCATCATTTGGTGTCGCCTCTTCATTTTTAGCTAATTCAATTGCGAATAAACTCAAATTTAAGGGTCCGTCAGCGTTATCACCATAATTAAATGTTGATCTATCACCATAAAAATTGTTACCATCCTCACTAATAAAGTCATCACCAGAAAAAATATCGGTAAACACATTACCACTATTTTTACCATTTAAACCAGCCCCAATACCAACATGATATTCATAAGCCCTAACTTTCTCGTTATAAGAAACTGTTTGTGGTATATTAATTATATTTAAAATTCTGTTGTAATAGTAAGCTGTTGGGTCTTCGGTGTTTGTGTTTTGTATTTTAAACTCATATCTAGGCATAATAATGGACCCAATGACCTCCACGTCATTAATCTCAGGTAAATCGTCTCTATTGATTGGAAATGTCCATGGGACGTCTTTATTCGGGTTTAATCTTGGTATGTAGAATATGTCATTACCGCCAATACCAGCATTATCCTCTCTATGTTTGTTATATTTAGTTTTGATTGTGTAGAACTTTCTATTTCTGTTAACTAAATCGTATTCAAATAAACCAGATGTTGTACCCTCCCAACCACCAGTTAGTGTTTCACCTTTTGGTGATGCTGGTACCCTAACGCCAGGCGTGAGAGGTAACCAGTAACCACCCCATGGTATTCTTGTTTGGTAACTTTCGTTAATGTCATAAATCTCAAAGGCGTAATAACCTTTGGTCGGTATACTATTTTCCGTGTCGTCAGTCGGTACCATGTCACCAAATTGGTTTATTTTAAAATAATCCATGTACATGGGTAATGCGATTCTAAAGACACCAGTACCTTTTTCGGCTTTAAAAGCGCCAACTCTAAGGCGGCTACCTGGTGTTAATTTATCATCTAAACGATAAACAACAACCATTAAATCATCTGCTGGCCAAATATCGTTGGTTATTCTACCTAATGTGGTGTCTTCACCAAATATCTCTATTGGGTTCTGTGTTTCTGAAATAGAACCATCTGTTTTTGCGTAAAAGCTACCGCTTGTGTTTGACGCCCAACCAAAAAATATTGCTGTGGGTTGGTATTTGTAATTAATTTTAAAATCACATCTAGTTATGCCGATATCACCTTCTTCTTCGTCACCCCAAAAAGAAGCAACGTTAACTTGTTTAACCTCATTAAATATATTAGGCATTTCATTAATATTGGTTTTAACTTCGACATTAAAATTACCAAACCCATCATATATGTAATTTGGTACCTTATTAGGGTTATTATCATCAGTTAAGCCAACAGCTGTGGCAACGTCATTAATTGTCTTAAATTCTGTTGTCGTTTCAACTAAATCATTAGCCGATATTTCAAAACTTTTAGTATCAAATAGATCGAAATCCATCATAATGTTATGTGAACCAACTGGTACACCAAATATCATATAATCACCAGATTCATTGGTTGTTGCTGTATATTTATAATATTTTTCCATAACCTCAAGATATTGAGGGTAGTGTATTAGGTCATTTATTGTTGGTAAATTACCTACAGCTCTGTGACTAGGATTTTGATTCCTAGTTCTTGGTAATAAGTTATACCTAACCCCATTTGGAAATTGGTCGTTTACTGTTTCAAAGGGGTATAGTTCTAATATTTCTGGTCTAACTTTATCTAAAGGGTCTATTGGTACAAATATTGAGACTCTGGCATTTTGTAAGCCATATCCGTTAGCCGTTTGTACACGACCAACAACAACACCAAAGTCTGATGATGTTTTTCTATAGACATCAGTGCTAGATATTTTTAAACTAAGGACTTCTAAATTATCAAAATCATCCTCTAAGTTTACCAATATTCTTTCGTTAGTCTCGTTTTCATTTAAAACTATCTTAATGTTTTTCTCCATAATTAACTACTAACTCCAGTCGCAACCAAAGGTATTACTTTAATATCCGTATCAGGTTTTCTAATATTTAATAACTGATTTTCTTCCACAATTATATAGTTGTTAGCCACATCTAATTCACCAGTCACTGTATCCAATATCGCTTGTTTTGTTACGTTATTTGAGTAACCAACGCCAGTTTTATTGAAAACTTTAACGTAATTAACGTTAACAACGCCAGGAACCTGAGTTACTTTTTTAACGATTTCACCAACACTATAACTTTTACCTAAAGCAATTTTATCTTTAGTAAATTCATCACTAACTATTTTTGTTATATTTGCTGAAGTTTCAAGCTGAGTACCAGGTTCAACAATGACTGATATTTCAAAACCAAGATCAACAACTTCAGCTGGTTTAACAACAACATAATCATTTATCATTCTATATTTGGATAAATAATTGGCTATGTTTTCCATCAATAATGATGAGATGTCATTTGATATGCTGCCTGATGAATCGTAGCTTAGAACACCAATTTCGATTTTATTTTGTCTTTGTATTACACTAGCTTTTGCGGGTGTACCAAATATACTTGGCATTGATAACATCAATACCTTATAGTCATTAAGCGTTACCGCCCTATTTTGTGCGGAGAAATTATATGAAATGTAGTTTCTTAATTCCTCGATTGTTGGTTCATCTGACCCACCTACAGCTGGTGTGGTATTTGTCACTGTAATTGATGTGTTGACCGTTGAATTAATTGCGGAGTCTGGTCCATTTATTACCGTATTTAATCTAGATACTTCGGTTATTGTCCCGACACCAGCATTAGATTCAACACCACCACCAATTCTATACTTAATATACATGGTCGTGTTTGTTATCGGGGCCAAACCTAAACTACCATTTCTTAAAAAACTTTTTAAACTAAAACCACCGTTGTCCATAAAATCATCTAAAATATCTAACGATGTGTCTGTTTGGGCACCAAAGGTTAGTTGGCAAAAACCGTTAGGTGTATATTCAACAATATATCTTTGATCAATTTGTTCGTAAACGCCTTTAGCGATACCATTAACTCTAGGTGAATTAGGGTCTTCAACAAAAACACTATCTTCCGCTAAAGAAGGTACTTGATACCATTTATTTGAGCTACTTAAAAATTCAGAGTCGGCTGGTGATGTCGTAAAGTTTGTACCAAACTTATGGAATACACCTTCAACTGAAAGTACATTACTCTCAGGTAATGTTATCTTATAAAATGGTTGCGTAGCGGCAAAAACTTGGGAGAATATTTTACTTGTACCAGCGACAACTATACCAGTTTTTGTTATTGAGTAACCAGTTAACTTGTTATTCACAAATATTGGTCTTTTTGTTCTATCTGGTTTACCAGCGCTATTTAACGCTGAAGCGAAATCTATGTCATATAAAACCTCATAGGTACCAGAACCGTTTGTTACTTGAGTACCCGCTTTAATAACAGGTAGATATCTTTTATCCTCTTGATCACCGAATACTGGTATTTGTGCTGTAAATTCAACTACAGCAACTGCGGCAGACTTTGACGGTAATTTTAAACCATAAGTTTTTGCGATATTAAATAGTGATTGTCTTTCTTGAGCATAATCTAATACCGTTTCCTGTAAAGCACGGTCAATTTGGAAGTTTAGGTTATCAGCAATAGCCGCATTTAAATCCAAAAACACGGATAGAATTGATGCGTCATTAAAGTTTTGTACAACATCAGGGTAATATTGTTTAATGTAATTTATTTGCTCGGTTTTTAACGAAGCAAAATCCCTTTTACTGTAGTTTATTTGTCTAGCCATTTTATATTGTTATACTTAATTTATCGCTCGTTTGGAACGTTCTGGTTGATATGGTGTAATCTAAGTTTATTCTTATATGGTGTTCCAAGTCAGTGTTATTTTTATTAGCTTCCTCATCACCAACTTTTGTTATTTCAACAGCATTTAGTTTTAAATTTGGTATATATTTTTCAATAGCGTCAGTTATTTCATTTTCTATTTTACCCATAGTTATTTCATCTAAAGGTTCAAAAATATACTGGTACAAATTTGTACCAAAATCTGGTAAGTAGTATCTAGACCCCTTTCTAGTTAATAGTAAATGTATTAACATACTTTTAACCTCAGATTCTGGTATGGATGTCATGTTAACAAAATCACCGTTATCTGACTGGACAAAAGGGAAATCTATACCAAATGTTTGTTTTCTAATCGCCAT